CTGGTGACATTAATCAATTAATCACAGACAACTTAGGAACTCTTGTAAATGCACAAGGATTACCTACAACAAAAGAAATTCAAGACTTCTTACCTGCTAAACCTACGACTTATGAGGGTAAATTAGCCCAAAAACTAGGTGAATTTGTACCTGTAAACCCAACACCAATAGCAAAAGGTGCAGTAGCAATAGCTAAACCAGTAGGAAAAGCAATGGGTGAGCAAGCATATCGCATGACTGAGGATATGTTACAGAAACAAGGAATGATGCCTAGTATTGTGCCTAGAGATGTAGCTAATGAAATGGGTATGGCAACAACATTACCAACAGACTCAATATTTGCTGAAGCTGTTAAAAATACACCATCTGCACAAATAACAGATGAAGGCTTATTAATTAATGTAATGCGTAAACAAAAACCTGAACAATCAATGACAGAATCAGTACGATCAGGAGTGTTCTATCTGCCTGAAGGGTCAAAAAATATTAAACATTATGGTGGAACAAACCCTTATGGTGGATATGGTGGTACAGAAAAAATAAGTGGCGAAACTTTATATAAGAACCCATTGTTTGTAAAAGGTGCAACTGGTGGAAAAGCACCTGAATCAGCTTATGCTCAATTAACAAGTAAAGCAGATTTAAAAATATTACAAGATGATGTGTTTAACGCTATAACTGGCCCAAAAGATATTAAATATGATTTAGTTGAACAATTCTTGGAAAAACACGCACCTGATTTATTGCCTTATTCAAGTTATATATACGATAATAGTCGTAAAGGTAATCAACTTAAATACGCATTACAAGAAGCTGCTGTAGCACAAAAAGTAAGAGATTCTGGATATGATGCTGTTATAGGGCATAGTAAAGGCAAAGCAGGGCCATTTATATCAGAAATATTTGATGTAAGAGAATCACACTATCCAAATGCTTATGGCGATTATCAATTAAATCCCAAGTTTGAGGAGATGTATCAAAACACACCTGTAAGTCGTAAAGACATCATAGAAGAACAAGTAAACAACTTGAAATAGTGTTAAAATAAAACCAATATAAATCAACTACTTGAGAATATATGGATAAAAAACTGACGAAAACTGACGATGTAAGGTTAAAAAACCTTAGTAGAGCAGGCAGACCAGCAGGAATACCTAACAGAAGCACTACGCTTGCACGAGAAGCGATTGCTGGATTTGTTGATGCTAATGCTCACAAAATGCAAGAGTGGCTTGAAAAGGTCGCTAATGGTGTCCAAACAGATGATGGTAAATGGGTAGTACCTCCATCACCTGATAAAGCGTTTACGATGCTACAACAAGTCATGGAGTATCACTTACCTAAACTTGCTAGACAAGAAGTAGTAGGAGATGAGGCAAAGCCAATCCACTATAGGTTTTCATGGAAGAAGTCGTAGACATTGAACTGGACTATTGTCCAAGAGAAGTATTCCACGACTTTCACGATAGAACTGAACGATGGGCTGTAATAGTCGCACATAGACGAGCAGGCAAGACAGTTTGCGTTCTGATGGATACTATTTATAGAGCATTGACAGAGAACAAAGAGAATGGTCAATATGGGTACATTGCACCTTACTACGCACAAGCTAAGTCTATTGCTTGGTCATACTTATTACGATTTAGTGAACCTGTACGCAAGACTGCTAATCAATCTGAGTTATGGGTAGAACTGATTAATGGCTCGAAGATACGATTATTTGGTGGTGACAATCCAGATGCACTAAGGGGAAATTACCTTGATGGGGTAGTTTTAGATGAGATGGCAGATATGAAACCTAATCTTTGGGGTCAAATCGTGAGGCCATTACTTTCTGACAGATTGGGCTGGGCAACCTTTATAGGTACACCTAAAGGACATAATGGGTTTTATGACATCTTTAGTAAGGCAGAGCAACAAGATAACTGGTATGTAAAAGTCCTACGAGCAAGTCAAACAGGTATATTACCTAGAGATGAGTTAGATGATGCTAGGTCTATGATGACAGAAGATCAATATGAGGCTGAGTTCGAGTGTAACTTTGAGTCTGCTATCTTAGGTGCATACTATGGTAAAGAGATGCGTATGCTCACAGACCAAGGAAGAATTACTAATGTTGAGTACGATCCACTATTTCCATGTCATACATCATGGGACTTGGGTTATTCAGACGATACTGCGATCTTTTGGTTTCAAGCTGTGCATGGTGAGATACGAGTCTTAGATTATCACAGTAGTAATGGTGAGAATATTGATTACTATACAAACCTAATCAAGTCTAAAGAGAGAGAATATGGGTACAAATATGGTACACATTGGCTACCTCACGATGCTAAAGCAAAGACTTTAAGTAGTGGTGGGAAATCAGTAATTGAGCAAATAGCTACAAAAATACCTATAGAAACGCTTAAAATAGTACCTAATCTATCATTACAAGATGGAATACAAGCATCAAGGATGGCATTACAAAGGGCTTGGTTTGACACTAAATGTCAAGAAGGTATAGAATGTCTAAGACAGTACCAAAGAGAATATGATGAGGACAAGAAGGTTTTTAGGGATAAACCTAGACACGATTGGACAAGTCATGGTGCAGATGCGTGGAGATACCTCTCTATTGCATACAGAGAAGAAGAAAAGCCAATCTTGAAAGACCACTCGATCAAGGGGTTATATGTAGGGCAAACAGATGTAACTTTGAATGAAATGTGGGCAGTATCGCCCAAACCTAGGAGTGGAAGAATATGAATCACGATTACACAGATTGGTACAATCGAATCCTATCTTACGAGAGAGCCTTTAAGAAGTGGGAAGGTCGAGCAGATAAAATACTAAAGCGTTATCGTGACGATTCAAGAACACAAAACAATCCAAATGCTAGGTTTAACATTCTATACAGTAATGTCCAAACAATAACTCCAGCTATCTTTGCTAGACTTCCTAGACCTGATGTAACTAGACGATTTAAAGACAACGATCCGATTGGTCGTGTAGCTTGTACTATGCTCGAAAGGGCATTGGAGTATGAGTTAGAACACTATTCAGACTATAAAACAGCGATGGATAGTGCAGTCTTTGACAGAATGATTGGTGGTCGAGGTACTGCATGGGTACGCTATGAACCACATATTGTTGCTGACGAACAAGGTTTACCTGAAGATGGTCTACAGATTACAGAAGATATAGATGATGACGAGTCTAACGAGGGTATGCTTTCTGAAGCACCTGAGAGAATTGAATACGAATGTGCTCCTTGCGATTATGTCCATTGGAGAGACTTTGGTCATTCAGTAGGTAGGACTTGGGAAGAAGTAACTTGGGTATATCGTAAAGTCTATATGAATCGAGATGCTTTAGTTGAACGATTTGGTGATGACTTAGGTTATCAGATACCTTTAGATACAAAGCCTGAAGAAGGTAAGACATACGCAAGTAATCAGAATATGCGTGAACAAGCGTGTATTTATGAGATATGGGATAAAGAGTCTGGTGATGTATTGTGGATTAGTAAAGCGATGGGCAAGATTCTCGATGAGAAACCTGATCCATTAGAGTTAGAGGACTTTTGGCCTTGTCCAAAGCCTTTATTCTCAAACATAACTACTGAGAACTTAGAGCCAATTCCTGACTTTACGATGTATCAAGATCAAGCTAAAGAGTTAGATACCCTTGCAGATCGTATTGACGGACTAATAAACGCATTGAAAGTACGAGGAGTCTACGATGCTAGTGCATCTGAACTCAATCGACTGTTCTCTGAGGGTGAAAATAACTCATTGTTACCTGTTAAGAATTGGGCAGCGTTTGCTGAGAAACAAGGACTGAAGGGTGCTATTGATTTAGTAGACATTACACCTTTTGCGTCTGCTTTGATGTCATGTTATCAAGCTATGGAACAAGTAAAGTCCCAAATTTACGAGATTATGGGAATTGCTGACATTCAAAGGGGTCAAACAGACCCTAATGAAACACTAGGTGCTCAGATAATCAAAAGTAATAACGCTGCTGGTCGATTAAAGACTATGCAACACAATGTTGTGAATTTTGCGACTAAGATTCTCAATATCAAAGCACAGATCATTTGCAGACACTTTACAGAAGAAACAATAGTTAGGATAAGTGGTGCAGCACAGTTATCAGATAACGATAAACAGCTTGTACCTCAAGCATTAGCACTACTAAAAGACGAAAGTGCAAAGAATTTTAGGATAGAAGTTACCTCAGATTCGATGATTTACCAAGATGAGATGCAAGAAAAGCAAGATCGTATGGAGTTCTTGAGTGCAGTAGGTAATTTTATGCAAAACATCATACCTCTTGGGCAAAATGCACCTGAATTAGTACCTATGGCGATGGAAATGCTTAAGTTTGGGGTAACAGGGTTCAAAGTTGGTAAGGGTTTAGAGGGTTTAATTGATGAAACAGCAGATAAACTCAAAGAAATGGCTAAACAACCACGACAACCACAGCCTAATCCTGAAATGATGAAGATTCAAGCACAAAGCCAGGCTAAACAAGCTGAAATGCAGATGAACGCACAGTTAGAGCAAGCTAAGATGCAACAACAGATGCAAGTTGAGCAACATAAACAAGAGATGCAAGCACAAGAAAACACGCTACGCAACCAGTTAGAGGCTCAACGACAGACTATGGATCGTGAGATGGAGATGAAGTTAGCCCAAATGAAGATGATGACAGAGAGGAACACACAGATTCTTCTTGCATACATCAATAATGGTGCGAAGATTGAAACTGCACGAATATCTAGTGGATTAGATGATGGTGCAATGGCTTATGCAGAGTATCAGAATGACGAAGATATGATGAAAGCACAAGAGCATCCTTTAGCACCTATAGCTAACGCAATTAGTCAAGGTAATCAAGAAATGACTAATACGATAGGACAGTTAATAGGTACTTTACAACAACAGCAAGAGGCATCAAACAGACCAAAACAAGTAATAAGGGATGAGCAAGGCAAAATTGTAGGAGTTCAGTGATGGCTATTACAGTTAAGCATTTAAAAGTCTCAGCAATACCTGATGAGGCAGATACAAGCCTAGTAAGACCAAGTGATTGGAACGCAGACCATGTACTAACAGGTACTATTCCTATTGTTAATGGTGGAACTGGTCAAACTACTGCTAATCTTGCGTTTAATGCACTTGCACCTAGTCAAACAGGTAATACAGGTAAATATCTAACAACAGATGGCGTAGATACTTCTTGGTCAGTCAATCCTTTAGGAACTGTAACAAGTATCACAGCAGGCACAGGTTTAACAGGTGGAACAATAACGACAAGTGGAACTATAGCAATCGACAGTACAGTTGTAACGCTAACAGGAACACAAACCCTAACAAACAAGACATTAACTACACCTATTATTGGTCAAATTAATGATGTTAATGGAAATGCTGAATTAAAGTTTTCAGCTATTGCAAGTGCTGTAAATCAAGTCACCATAGAAAACTCTGCAACTGGTAATCCTGTGCATATTTCAGCTACAGGAACAGATACAAACATAGGCATACATTTAGCCCCAAAAGGTACGAGTGGATATGTCAATGTACAAGGTGGTTTAGACGATACTAAAAGATTAATGTTTAATCCTAATGGTGCAACTACAAACACTAGAACCATGCTTTCTTCTGTGCAAACTGTAGATCGCACTATTACATTACCTGATGCTACAGACACTTTAGTTGGTAAAGCAACAACAGATACATTAACAAACAAGTCAATATCAGGTTCTACAAATACCCTAACAAACATAGCTAACGCAAGTTTGACTAACTCAG